TGGCTAAAGAAGGGCAGAGATGGTCTAAGATAGCCTTTGATGTAGCACCTGCTAAAGCATCTGGTAGCCCCTCAGTCAAGTCTGTGGGTGTTACAGGGCAGCTTACAGGTTCACGTGCTGATATTATTATTGCTGATGACGTAGAAGTTCCTAATAACTCTATGACACACATGATGCGTGAGAAGCTGGGGGAGACTGTCAAGGAATTTGACGCTGTTCTCAAGCCTGATGGTAAGATTATTTATCTTGGTACGCCTCAGAACGAAATGAGCCTGTATAACGTGCTGTTGGGGCGTGGATACGCCATGAGAGTGTGGCCTGCTCGTTATCCTAGCCTAGAACGCGCAGAGAAGGCCTATGGGGGGCGTCTAGCACCCTTCCTGTATGAAACCCTACAGGAAAAGTTAGAGGCCGTGTACGGGCATCCTACGGACGCTAAACGATTTGATGATGAAGACTTACTAGAAAGAGAACTCAGTTATGGTAGAAGCGGTTTTGCTCTGCAATTTATGTTGGATACTAGTCTCAGTGACGCAAACAAATATCCGCTTAAACTGAGTGACCTGATTATATACTCCTGTGACAAGGATACAGCACCAGAAAAGATGGTGTATGGAATAATGAAACCCATGTCAGAGATTCCTAACGTGGGTTTGAGTGGCGATAAGTACTATGCGCCAGAAGATACAGTAGGTAGGGCTAAATACACAGGCTCAGTGATGGCTATTGACCCATCAGGTAGAGGTAGTGATGAGACTGCCTACTCGATTGTGAAGATGTTGAACGGTTATCTGTACGTGGTGGACTGTGGTGGTGTTGAGGGTGGTTACTCTGACACTACGCTACAGCATCTTACAGACCTCGCCAAGATACATCAGGTAAATACAGTACTGATAGAGAGTAACTTTGGTGACGGTATGTTTACTGAGTTGCTCAAGCCGTACATGTTAAAGACTTATCCAGTTACGCTGGAAGAGGTTAGGCATAATACACAAAAGGAAATGCGTATCATTGATACGTTAGAGCCTGTTATGAACCAGCATAGGCTTGTTGTAGACCCTAAGGTCATACAAAAAGACTATGACAGTGTACAGAACATGCCCCCTGAAAAGGGTATCAAGTACATGCTGACCTACCAGATGACTAGGATAACTAAACAGCGTGGAGCATTAGCGCATGACGACAGACTTGACGTTCTTGCTATGGCAGTGCAGTACTGGACAGAGCAAATGGCTGCTGATGCAGATACAGAAATACGAACAAGAAAAGAAGAACTACTAGATAATGAACTAGAAAAGTTTATGGCACACATGAACGTAGCATCAGTAGATAGGCAGCAGGATGGATGGATAAGTTTCTAAAGTTACATCCTAGACAAGACCCCCTTTAACTATATACTATAGTATGTTTAACATGTATTACATTTAGGACATGTTTTACATACTGTAGTGATGCTGCTTATGCATCGGCTATGAGATTAAGGCAAGAACATGGAAGTTATATGGACACTACTGCTTACTGTTTGCACAGATGTCAAATGTTTGACACAAGATGTACAGTGGTTTGATACTCATGCTGCTTGCATTGAGTTAAAAGTGATACACGAAGAGTATCCACCAGATGGTCATTGGAAGACTATAGACTTTGTATGCACCATCAAGGGTGCTAAACAGGTCTAAAAATGACGAAAAAATCTGAGGGGGTATATAATATTGACCCTCGCGCGTGACCCCCACATACCTTATAATTATAGCACATGCAAAACATCTTGTCAATGTCAAACATTTGACACATGCGTCATTAATTTGACACGTTTGACATGTCCAACATGTCTTGCATGTCCTATGAAGTTTAGGCATGTCTAACATTTTTAGCATGTCTTTGTGTCTCTCTCTATCTGTTCTTGTTTTGTTCTGGATAACGTCAAACAAACTAGAACATACCAAGAACATATTATATATATTTATAAGGTGTAAAAATAATTTCAAAAAAAGTGCATTTTTTTATTGCGTTTATTTTTCGCCTATGCCAATATCAAATCATCGAAAGGGCAACGGTGTTAGCGCACATTCGATAGGCCGAAAGAAAGCGCAAGAGCAGTACGACTAACCTTGCTAGGCCATAGACTAAGGGCTGGCTATCAGGTGCTACTAGACGTAGTGATAGCAATATCAGGTGCTAGATAGACGTAGTGATAGCCAGCCAGACTAAAAAAGAATATGCAGACTAAATACGAATATGACTTGACTATCAAATACGAATAAGACTAGACTACAGAATACAAGGTGACGAGGCACCAAAACCTGCCAGTCGATGGACTGATAATAAACAGAACCTGTCTAGCAGTATATCCTGCAAGGTGACAGATACGAACGGGCTAGGGGACTAGCAATCGGAGCGTCAAATATACCTGCCTATCCTTAGGGCGATGTAGTAGGGCTACACACTCAAAGAGTGACAACGGGATAAGCGGCGATACACTGAGTATCAGCTAGGCGGAGAGGGCCAAGCTAGGGGTAGAGGGCTGACAATCCAAAGCCTCTAGCTATTACAAGGTGCAATGGTGCGCCTATATTGAGAGAGGACTAAGACTATGAAAACCAAAACTATCAAAATGTTCGGCAAGACTGTAGCAGTAGTAGGCAAGCGTCCACGGGTTAGCAAATACCGTTTTGGTGTTAGCAGTGGCAGCACGTTTATGGGACTGCATACAGGCAAGGTTAGTCGGTACTTACATGTGCCGATGTTTGCTAACCGTACGTTTGGGGGTGTTGCAGACATTACACGCACTTGACATATAGGGGACAACAGTGCTAGTTACTGTTGTACCTTGTAATAGCTAGGACGGAGAGAGCAGATGACTGTAGCAAACATACTGGCAATCTATAAACTTGCCAATCCAGACGAAGTTAAGCATGGCATGACATGGTATCATGCAGCCAAGTGCGAGTGCCAAAAGATAGCAGACAAGCACGGCATACCAGTGCATATTGCAGTGGGTGTTGTGGCGGCACTATCACCCAACAATAAGTGGGACAGAAACGTGACCAATGCAGATGACTTGATAGGTGCGTTCATGCGTGGTGACCATATCGAATCGGTAAAGGTTAGCACATACCATACCATGCGAGCCAAGGCGTGGTGCATACTGCAAGACATGCCAGACTATGCGTGGACAAAGACTATACTCAATGGGCAAAAGATAGTATGCTTTTATGAGAATATCATGGGCGAAGATACATGCACCATAGACGGACATGCTAGGAACATTGTGTACGGTGAGCGTATAGGCTTGACGGATGACAAGACTAACATAGGCAAGAAAGAGTATGCCATGCTGCAAGATTTATATAGACATGCGGCGAAGCAGTGTGGTATCAAAGCATATGAGATGCAAGCTATCACATGGGTGGCATGGCGTAGGATTCACAACATAGGGTAATAACATGTACGAAAAAATACACGCAGGACATATCATAATATTGTTACTGGCATTGACGCAGGTTGTAGATATTGTACAGTACATTATAAACTAGGGGGCATAGATGTTTATCATTGACTTAGCATTGATAATAGTGGTAATGCTTATAGGCATAGCACTAGGACTAGCAGGGTTGGCATATGCTGACATGATTAACCAAGCGTTTAAGGATTAGGATTATGAGAACCACAAAGCGTATGTTAGAAAACAGACTATCACGCATCAATCGTAGACTAGGTGTAAACTATGCACTGAATAACGCACCACACTATGGTGGCTGGCAGCTAACTTGTAATGAGGGCAGCACTATCATACAGCATAGACTAGCACCACGCGAGATGTTAACCTATCTTGATGGACTAATCACAGGCATGGACATGATGGAAGGGGCATACAAATGACTGGGCATTGCATAGAAAAACCACCAGAAAAAACATGGGCTAGTGCCAAGCTGTATCGGTGTGACCTATACGATACACGCTGGCCTGTATGCGGCACACGTTTAGTGTGGGTAGTAGTAGGCAGGAAGTGGGTGAGGTTTTGCACACCCATACAGCGAGACAAGTGGAAGATTAGACGCAGTGAGTGGGACAAGATACCAAGCGAGGAGTTTGTAAAATGACTAGGCATCTACAATTACAAGTAAGTGACACACACAAGCTATCTGTAGCACAGTTCATAGAGGATGGTGAAGTTAGGCATGAGGTAGCACTAATGCGCTACATGCCAAGGCGTAAGAGTTATGAGATTGTTGAGGTCATAGAGGTATATGACGTACAGGAATTGTTTGACCTAATCTGTGGCGCATATGAGGGTGACTTCAGCATATGGGAAAACCAGTACGAGGTGATGTTAGACTTTGAAATTGACAACGACAACGAACCTATGCTAAGTCTTATCATAGACAATGACGTGGACAACTTAACTATCAGAGGTAAGGACAATGACGACACTTAACTTAAAAGACAGTGAGATTGCAATCGTGTGGTCTATTGCAGACGTGTTGCTAGAGTGTGACTGGCTGACAGAAGACCAAGCATATGAGGTGCTGCATGCTTTAAAGCACAGGCATGACGCAACCATTGGTATAAATTGGGATACCATCTATTACACAGGGGTAGCTATGTACCCACAGGGAGAGGACGCATGAGCATGTACATTGATACATACTGCAAGGACGTGTACTCTGACGACAGGCTAGAACCTACTGTCAAAAAAATGACAGCACTATCCATCAAGATACAAGATGCAGAGTGGGATGG